ACACCTGTGCCTAACGCTGCATACGAGATAGAGTATGTATACTGGTCTTTCCCTGCTGACCTTACAGTCTTTAGTGACGTAGCTATTATACCTGATCGTTTCAAGCATGTACTCATTGATGGTGCTATGATGTTTATGATGCGCTTCCGTAGTAATGAGCAGAGTGCTGCAATGCACCAGAATAACTTTGAGGATGGAATTAAGTCAATGCGCCGTGTGTTAATGGATGATGCTATTTCTATTCGTTCTACAGTAGTTACACGAGGTAGTACAACCTCTTTTAGTGGCGGGTACTAATGGCTGACAATGTACGATCCTTTTTGGCTCCTTGTGCGGGTGGGTTGGTTAATAACCAAGACTACATTACACAGGCGTCACAAATGCCGGGATCAGCTATCCGTATGATTAACTATGAGCCAGCTATTGAAGGCGGCTATAGACGTATTAGCGGTTACAGCAACAGCTATGGCACCGTCCCAGGCCTAGATGGATCAGCAGTACTTGGTGTATCAGTATTCAATGGTTTAAATGATGGTATCTTTGCTTGTCGTAAGCCTGCTAGTGGTAACAACTACTTTCACTACTGGAGTAACTCAGCTTCTGCTTGGGTAACCCCAAGTACGGCTGGCTCTCCTACTATGGTAGGCGTTAATAAAGTACGCTTTGAGAAGTTTAACTGGGGTACACCTAAGCTTATTCTTACTGATGGCGTTAACCCTGCAGCCTCGTGGAATGGTACAACATACACTCCGCTAAATAGTACAGAAGCCCCCAGCGCCCCTAAGTTCTGTGAGACTTTCTCTAATCACCTCTTCCTTGCTGGTGACCCTAGTGAACCTAACATGCTGTACTTCTCTGCTCCACTGGATGAGACAGACTTTACTCCAGCAGGTGGCGCAGGTGTAATTAACGTAGGGTTTGACATTGTTACTATTAAGTCTTTCCGTGACCAGCTTTACATCTTTGGTGTCAACAACATCAAAAGACTAAACGGTAATAGTATTGCTGACTTTGTACTGTCGGATGTAACCAAAAACCTAGGCTGTGTATCTTCTGATGCAGTAGTAGAGTTTAACGGAGACATTCTCTTCTTAGGGCCAGATGGTATTAGACCCGTTACAGCTACAGAACGTATTGGTGATATTGAACTTGGTACTCTGTCTAAGCCTGTACAGTCTATCTTTGAGGCTTACTCTCGCAATGAAGACCTAGACAGTATTACTATGATGGTAGTAAATAGAAAGTCTCAGTTTAGATTGTTTTTCTCTAATGCTGAATCTCTGGGTCTTATTGGTTCTCTACGTAGAGCAGGACAACAGGGTTTAGGATTTGAGTACTCTCAGCTTGTAGGTGTAGAAGTATCATGTGGTGATACAGGTTACATAGACACAGAAGAGTTTGTTATTCACGGCGATTCTACAGGCAAAGTACACAGACAAGAAACAGGTACATCTTTTAATACAGAGCCTATCTTCTCTTTGTACCAGACGCCTTACGTATATATGGATGATCCTATCGTAAGGAAAATCTTCTACGATGTACACACGTATATGAGATCAGAAGGTGAAGTCACAGTAAATATTGGTGTTGAGTATGACTACGGAGATAGTGACGTACTAATACCTTTTAACTTCGGGTTTACAACTGCGGGTGCAGCTTCCTACTGGGGTATTGCATCGTATGACACCAGTGATATTTATGATGGTAACCCTAGCCCAGTAAGAAAAACAAACCTCAACGGCTCAGGCAGTTCTATATCCCTGACCTACGTTACAACAGAAGACCAACCAAGCCATACAATACAATCTTATGTTGTATCCTATGCGCTTGCAGACAGGAGATAATTAAGATATGTCAGGTTACACACGCCAATCCGTAGCGGATATTGTACCTACAGCTGTTGTACGGTCTGCACCCGTTAACGCTGAGTTTAATACTATTAGGGATGCCTTTGCTGCATCTACAGGTCACAAGCATGATGGCGGTACAGGAGAGGGTGGCTATGTCCCTCTAATTGCTGACTCAGACGGTAAGAATAAAGTTGTAGTCGATACAACCACTAATACTATTGATTTCTATGTTGAAATATCAAGTGTGCCTGTAGAGCAAATTAGTATTCGTGATGGTGTTCTTGTTCCTATCACAGATAACGACATTGATCTAGGTGCTGTTGGTTCAGAGTTTAAAGACTTATATATTGACGGTATTGGCTACATTGATACACTTGCAGTACACGAGAATGCTACAGTAGCTGGAACACTGAATGTTACTGGTGTCATTACAGCCCCTGCAGGTGTTGTTGCTAGTATCACGGGTAACGTCACAGGTAATCTCACAGGTGATGTAACTGGTGACTTGACTGGTGATGTAACCTCTACAGGTACTTCTACCTTTACTACAGTAGATATTAACGGTGGTAACATTGACGGTACTGTTATTGGTGCTACTACTCCAGCCGCTGCTGACTTCACTACAATGGACACTACAGGTAACGCATCTGTAGGTGGTACGTTTGGTGTAACTGGCACATCTACCTTCACAGGTGCTATGTCTGCAGGTAGCCTTACAACTACAGGTAACTCCACCCACGCTACTGTAGACATTAACGGCGGTGTTATTGATGGCACAATCATTGGTGCTTCTAGTGCTGCTGCTGGTAGCTTTACAACTGTATCGACATCTGGACAAGCCACACTGGCAACTGCTGACATTAATGGCGGTACTATTGATGGTTCAGTTATTGGTGGTGCAACTCCACAGGCTGTGACAGGTACAACCATAACAGCTAACACAGGCTTTGCTGGTGCGCTTACAGGTAACGTCACAGGTAACGTAACGGGAAATCTTACAGGCGATGTAACTGGAGATGTAACAGGTGATCTGACTGGGAATGTTACTGCAGCTAGTGGTACTTCCTCATTTACAGATGTGACCATCAACGGCACACTAAATATGAATGCTGGTACGACTGCTACCATCACCAATCTTTCTGCCCCCACAAACGCCAATGATGCAGCACGAAAGGTAGACGTTGATAACGCTGTAGCTAACCTTGTAGATAGCGCCCCCGGTACACTGGACACGTTGAATGAGTTAGCGGCTGCGCTGGGCGATGATGCAGACTTTGCCAACACAATTACAACTAGCATAGCAACCAAGTTACCACTAGCAGGTGGAACCATGTCGGGTGCTATTGCTATGGGTACATCTAAGATTACTGGTCTAGGTAATCCAACTGCAGCACAAGACGCAGTAAGTAAGAGTTATTCTGACACACAGGATGCTACTAAGCTGAACCTGTCTGGTGGTACGATGACAGGTAACATTGTACTGGGCGCTAACAAGGCTACCTCTACTGCTACACCCTCCGCTGCAGATGATCTGACACGCAAAGGTTACGTTGATAGCATCCTTGGTTCAGCTACGAGTGCCGCTACAAGTGCTTCTGCCGCTGCTACATCAGCCAGTAGTGCCGCTACAAGTGAAACTAACGCAGGTAACTCTGCCGCTGCAGCCGCTGCATCTTATGACAACTTCGATGATCGTTACCTTGGTGCTAAGTCTTCTGCTCCATCTGTAGATAACGATGGCGATGCACTTGTAACTGGTGCTTTGTATTGGAACTCTACAAGCGATGAACTGTACGTTTGGGATGGCAGCAACTGGCAACAGGGTAGCTTCACTGCAGGTTCACTCTTAGCGAATGTACTTGAAGACACTACTCCTCAGCTTGGTGGTGACCTAGACCTTAATGGTTCTGACATTACAGGTACTGGTGCTATTGATATTACTGGTACAGTCTCTGCAGGTGCAGTTACTTACACTGCTACAGATGGTACAGCAGGTCAGTTCTTGCAGACGGATGGTTCAGGCAACACTACCTTTGCATCTGTAGCAGCCCCTAGCATTAATAACCTAAGCGATGGTTACTCTGATACTTTCTCTATTGGGCTTGGTAGCGGGGCGCTGCAGTTTGATGATGGTGGTAACTTTAGTATAGGTGTTGGCAAGAACGCCTTGCGGCGGAATGCGAGTGGTACATCGAATGTAGCTATAGGCTATGAGTCTATGGAAGGCGTAAGTGGGAATAGTCATAGCAGCAACACAGCTATTGGCTATCAGTCTGGCTTCAGCGTCACTACAGGTGGCAACAACTTCTTTGGCGGCAAGCAAGCTGGGTTCAATAATACTACGGGCCACAGAAACTTCTTCGGCGGTTCTCTAGCTGGTTACAGTAATACAGGAGGTGCTTATAACGTAGCTATTGGCGACACGGCGTTGTATCGTGTCACAACAGGTTCTACTAACGTAGCCATCGGCTCTGCGGCTCTCTATAACATGACTACAGGCACCTACAATCTTGGGATGATTAATGGGCTAAACTCAGTTACTACGGGTAGTAACAACATTGGCATAGGTAAAGACGCAGGAGACAAACTAACTACTCCAGATGGTAACGTGGCTATAGGCAAAGAGGCATTAAAATATAGCGTAACAGGTACGGCTACTGTAGCACTGGGCGAAGGCGCTCTTCGTGGCGCTATTGGTAACTCCCACAGCAACAACACTGCTATTGGTTATCAAGCTGGTAAGGATATTACTACAGGGGGCGAGAACTTCTTTGGTGGGTATCAAGCTGGGTACGCTAATACTACAGGCATTAATAATACCTTTACGGGGTATTCGGCTGGTAGAGCCAACACTACAGGCGCTGACAATACTGCTATTGGTTGGAATGCTCTATCGTCAAACATTGCTGGAGGTCAAAACGTAGCTTTAGGCGACAGCGCAGGTAGGTTCACTAGCAACTCTTACAATAGTGTGTTTGTCGGTCACGGTGCGGGTAGTAACTTAACTTCAACCTATACTTACAACAACATTATTATGGGGTATAGTGCGCAGCCTTCTAGTACCTCAGCCACAAACGAAATCACGCTGGGCAACAACAGCATCACAGCCTTCCGCATACCGGGCCTTAACATTAGTGCTGCATCCAACAGCTTCACTATCAACGGTTGGACTATCACCGAAAGCGGTGGGTCTCTGTACTTCGCTACAGGCGGCTCAAACAAGATGAAACTAGACGCAAGCGGCAACTTGGATGTTGTAGGTAACGTCAACTCTAACGCAACCATTAGCTAATAGGAGCATCCGAGGATGGCTATAAAAATTGCAGGCACTACAGTAGTAGATGACTCACGAGGTCTTACTAACATTGCAACAGTAGACGCAACTACAGCGGCTGCTATTAGTGCTGCAGGTGTTGGTGGTGGTGGGGAGCATGACTTTGTTGCTAGTGGTGCTATAACTAATGGTGATGTAGTCGGTTTAAATGCTGATGGTACTGTTAGTGTAGTTGCTGAAACAAATGTTCCAGATTCTGCTGGTTCTGCTGTTGTATTTGAGAGTGCTAGTGTTGTCCATACTTCAGCTACCTATGACTCTATTAATAAAAAAGTTATCATAGTTTATAGGGATGGAGGCAATTCTTATTATGGTACAGCAGTAGTTGGAACTGTATCTGAAAGCACTATTAGCTTTGGGACACCTGTTGTATTTGAGAGTGCTAATTCCCTCTTTAATTCAGCAGTATATGACGCTAATGCTCAGAAGGTTGTTATTGCTTATAGGGATGGAGGCAATTCTTATTATGGCACAGCTATTGTGGGTACAGTAAGTGGAACGTCTATTTCCTTTGGTTCCCCTACTGTATTTGAGAGCGCTAGGACTGATTTTATCTCAATCGTATATGACGCTAACGCTCAGAAAGTTGTCATAGCGTATCAAGATGACGGGAATTCAAGCTACGGTACAGCTATTGTGGGTACAGTAAGTGGAACGTCTATTTCCTTTGGTAGTGCAGCTGTATTTGAGAGTGCGGATACGCCCAATATATCAGCTACTTTTGACTCTACTACTCAGAAAGTTGTCATAGCCTATACTGATGCAGGCAACTCCTACCACGGCACTGCTATTGTAGGAACGGTGAGTGGAACATCTATTTCCTTTGGTAGCGCTGTTGTATTTGAGAATTCTGAAACTAGCAGTTACATTTCAGCAGTATACGATGATAATGCTCAGAAGGTTGTTATTGCTTATAGGAATGACGGGAATTCAAGCTACGGTACTGCTGTTGTTGGTACAGTATCAGGCACATCTATAAGTTTCGGTACTCCTGTAGTATTTGATGGAGGTACAAACGCATTTTATGTTGCAGCTGCCTATAATGCCGATGCCCAGAGTGTTGTTATAGCTTATAAGGATACTGGAAACAATAACTACGGCACTGCTATTGTAGGAACGGTGAGCGGAAGCTCTATTAGCTTTGGGTCTCCTGTTGTTGTTGTTGGTAGTAATTTTAGTTACATTTCAGCAGTATATGACGCTAATGCTCAGAAGGTTGTTATTGCTTATGAGGATGAAAGTAACTCAAGCTACGGTACTGCTGTCGTATTCACAAACGCCTATACTTCAACCAACGCCTCATCCTACATAGGCGTAGCAGCGGAGGACATCTCAGATACAGCTACTGGTGCTGTCACTATTGATGGTGGTGTTAATGAGCAGACTGTAAATAGTTATGATCTAGCTAATGCTAGTTATGATAGTGTTAGCTTCAGTGTGTCGGCTCAAGAAGGTAATCCAAAGAGTATTTCTTTTAAGCCTGACGGAACCAAAATGTTTGTTGTAGGTGCAACTGGGTCAGATATTAACGAGTACAATCTATCTTCTGCGTGGGATGTTTCTAGTAGTTCTTATGTTCAGAACTTCAGTGTTTCTGCTCAGATTGGTCAGGTAGGCGGTGCAGTTTTCAAACCAGATGGTACTAAAGTGTACATCACAGATATTAACGGTGATGATGTAAATGAGTATGATCTAAGCACAGCTTGGGACATTTCCACTGCATCTTACACTCAAAACTTTAGTATTGCTTCACAGGGTACAGCACCTTGGTCTGTATTTTTTAAGACTGATGGTACTAAGATGTATTTTATAGATAGTACTAACGATGTTTATGAATACAATCTAAGCACGGCTTGGAATATATCAACAGCCTCTTATGTGCAAGGTTTGGATGTTAGCAGTGTACTTAGTTTTTCTACATGTCTGTTTTTTACTCCTGACGGAACCAAAATGTTTCTTGCAGGTCAATCTTTCAGAAATGTAAGTGAGTACAATTTAAGCACAGCTTGGGATATTTCCACTGCATCTTACATTCGCAATTTTAATGTTATCTCTCAAGAATTCTATCCAAACGCTTTAACCTTTGGTAACAACGGCACTAAAATGTATGTAGTAGGTTCCCAAACAGACACCATCTACCAATACTCCACAGGCACATTCGGTGGTTACACTATTAACGTTTCACAGTTTGTAGCAGATGACGGAAGCCTTACCACAACCAATAATGGACGCAAGATTGCAAGAAGTATTTCCACAACAGAGTTACTAATCGACAGCGCAATGACTGGTGATGAGACAAACGAATATCTTGGCTCTCTGGTATAAGGTGGTACTCTAATGGCTATAAAGATTGCAGGTACTACAGTAGTAGATAATAGCAGAGGCTTAACTAACATTGCCACTGTTGATGCAACAACTGCAACAGCTATAGGTAATGCTGGCGTAGGAGGTGGAGGTACACACGACTTTGTAGCTAGTGGTGCTATAGCTAATGGCGATGTAGTGGGTTTAAATGCTGATGGTACTGTTAGTGTAGTGTCTCCTAGTGGGGTTGCTTCAGCCTTGGGGTCAGAGACAGTTTTTTCAACCGCTACCACATCTAATTTCTCGGCTACTTTTGATAGTAATTCTAATAAGATTGTCGTTGTTTATCGTGTTAGCGGAACTAGCCTAGCTGTAGTTGGAACTGTATCAGGGACAACAATATCGTTTGGCTCTCCTGTTGTTTTTGATAGTAATCCTCTAGTGTATCCTTCTATTGTATTTGATAGCAGTGCTAATAAAATTGTTGTAGCTTGGAAAGATTCTAACAATAATTACGGAACTGCTATAGTAGGAACGGTAAGTGGTACTTCTATTAGTTTCGGTACAAAGGTAGTATTTGAAAGCGCCAGCACAGGTTATATATCCGCTACTTATGATGTAAACTCTAATAAAGTTGTAATAGCTTATTCAGATTTAGCTAACTCATTTTACGGTACGGCTATAGTAGGAACTGTAAGTGGTACTTCTATTAGTTTTGGTAGCCCTACTGTTTTCAATGCGGGTCAAACAGTACTTTGTGAAGCTGCTTATGATAGCTATAGTAATAAAGTAATTATAGCATACAGAGATAATGGTAACTCTAGTTATGGTACTGCTATAGTAGGAACGGTAAGTGGTACTTCTATTAGTTTTGGGTCTGAGGTAGTATTTGAAAGCTCTTTTATAAGTAGTATATCCTCTACTTTTGATAGTAAAAACAATAAGGTTGTCATCTGTTACAACGCTTCTAGCTTGGGCAAGGCTATCGTTGGTGAAGTTAGTGGTACATCTATAACTTTTGGTAGTGCCGACACTTTTAGAAGTGCATCAGCAGGAGAGATTTCGGTTACGTTTGACTCAAGTTCTAACAAAGTAGTTATTTCTTACGACTACAACTACGATGGATTTATAGTAGCAGGAACGGTAAGCGGTACATCTATCACATTTGATGCAGCGGAAACTTACACGTTAGGACGAAGCCAAGAGACTTCAACTACTTTTGATAGCAACTCAAATAGGGTGGTTACTTTTTTTAGGGCGCAGAATAATTCAGACTATGGTACATCTGTGGTCTATAAACCTTCTTCAACCAACGCCTCTAACTACATCGGCATAGCAGACGGAGCTACCTCTAACTCAGCTACAGGTAAGATCACTATCAATGGTGGTGTTAACGAAGGGCAGTCAAGCCTAGCTGTAGGCACAACCTACTACGTTGCTGACAACGGTGACCTACAAACAACTAACAACGGACGCAAGATAGGCAAAGCTATCAGTGCATCAGAATTACAAGTCAAAACTAAACTCACGGGTAGTGAGATGAACGAATACTTAGGAGGTTTGGTCTAATGAAAAAGACTATAGTAGAAACAGCGACAGGCTTATCAAAGTATATCTTTGAGGATGCAGCAGAAATAGTGATGTCTCCTGATAACATTGTTACGCCTGACTTCATTATCGGTGACTTGAATGCTGTTAATGCAACGCTGCATGAGAACGTAACACCACCAGAAGACTGGCAGGGTAATCGTTACACCTTTGATGGTACTACATGGGAAGTTAATCCTGACTGGGTAGACCCTGCGACACTTGAAGATGAGGGCGAGTAATGGCTTTATTAACTGAATTAATTGCGTCTAATTCTACGGCGTTGACTAGTGCGGGTAAAATTGAACTTACCACTTCTGAGGATGTTGTTGAGGGTGATACTCTATCCTTCAATTTCAATACGGGTAAGGTTGAGAAAACTACTAGAATAGGTGGTTCTCGTGAAATATTTCATTCTGATGTGGGGTTTACATATAGGCTGTATGAAGTCCTCTACATACCAGAAATAGATAAAACAGCATTTTTGATGTATAACGCTACCAGCAACAACATGGGCGTTATGTTGGCAACTCAAAACGCAAGCACAGGTGCGTACACTTTTGGTAGTTATCATTACCTGAGCAGCGGGAATTACGATGGGACAACACTTGCTTACGATAGTAATGTAAACAGACTTTTAGCTTTTTATCGTGTAAACAGCACACTTAGCTGTAGGTCGTGTTCTATAAGTGGAACGACACTGACAACAGCAAGCACCGCCACTATCGACACTAGTGTCAGTATGGGTGCCGCATATAAGCTAGCAGCTTACCATAACGCATCTGATAATTACACATATATTATGTACGATCAAAGCAACGGTTATGCCGTTACGAGGGTAGGAACTATTGGAGCTTCATCTCAATCTTGGTCAGGTGCTGACGGACACTCCAGCAATAGATTTGGTAATAACTATCCAAATGCGTTTGCTATAACCAGTGTAGGAAGTACCGTAATATTTCACTGGTCAAAAAGTGGTAAAAGGGCTGTAGCTGGTCAATGGAATGGAGGTTCTTGGACTTGGGGCAGTGAAACTTTTTTAACCACTGACCAGTCTACCAACAACGGCCCGGCAATGGCCTTTAGGCTTAGTGGCACAGGCACCTCCAACGATGCGGCATATCTTGCAAAGTATGGAAACAATACTGGTGTATTTCAGTACACTGTGAGTGGAACCACAATATCACCTGCTAACGAGTACGGCGTACATTCTAATTCTGGCGAGGGTTGTGTTGGAGGGTATGACCCATCTAATAATAAATATTACTCATTTACTGAGTATAATAATAACGGCGTGTTGGCTTATAATAAAACAGCAAGTAGCACTTGGCTGGGTAATTTTGAAGATATAGTATATACCAATAACTCCAGTAATATAACGTGCGGAAGCCTTAACACACAGACAGGTTTTTTTACCGTTGGGAATGATACCAATATGGAGGCTTACTCGCATAGGCCAATTGAAGATAACTACCAAGCTTTTATAGGTGTTGCAGCCGAGGCGGCATCTGCAAACACTGCGGTAAAAATAAACAACGCTGGAACTATTGCAACGGGTCTCTCGGGACTAACGCCGACTACGGCTTATCGGATTAAGTTTGATGGAACCTTTGAGTACGACACCAGTTTTGCATATGGCTTATTAAATAGCACCAATAGAGCAAGGATAACTGGTATTGCACTAACGTCTACTACAATGTTAATGTTAAATGACTTTTTGACTAACCCCTAATGACCAACGAAATTAGTCAAAAAGGAGAAAGAAACGATGGAAAACATTAAACTTCCTATTGCTCTTGTTGCAGCTATGGCTGTACAGCTTGCGGGTGGAGTATGGTGGGTGTCTCAACAGGCATCTACT